ATTCTCATATTAACCTCCAATAGCCCACTGTACCATTTCGTAGTGGTCTTCGAAACATTCTTCACTACGTACCTCAGCGATGGGCACCCAACGTGCTTTTTCAGCATCATCACTACCCTTAACTTTAGGCAACTCGCCATCGGGTAAGACAATCTTGAAAGCGTGAGTAATGATGCGACCACGTGGTGAACGGTCGATAGCATCGAACACACGACTTGCTTTGATACTACCGCGCAGAACAGGTGCTGGGACTTTAATCATAGTCTCTTCACGTAACTCACGGATAGCGGCATCTTCTACCGACTTGTCAGTGTTAGCGTTGACGTAACCACCAGGCAGTGCCCACAAACCTTTACCAGGTTCAGCACGGCGTTTAATCATCAACACGTTGCCTCCCTGAATAACAACAGCATCAGCAGTAGAGAATATTGGTGGGTAAGGCAAGCCAGCGTATTGCTTACGATAGTTCTCAACGAACTTACGCTCACGGATAATCTGTGCCCACTCTTCACGAAGGTTAAAGTCCTGTAGGAATGCCATAGTACTGGCAGGCACTACACTCTTGAGGAAGTTGAAGTTGAGGTCCTCTTTGAAGTAGAGGTCACGAATGTTGACGGCGCTCAAGAATTCGACCAACTCTACATCTTCATAGCCCCACTGTGGGAACATATCAAGGTAGAATGATGAGTCATCTTTTTTGTGGCCAATGATGCCGACCTTATCGCCAGCAGTAGTGTGCTTAGCGACCGCTTGTTGGACACGGACTGCCCATGCTTGATCGTTATAGATAGTATCAATGTTAGGCTCGATACTGATTTGAATACTCAGGCCCGAAGTAGCATATCGGATCATCTGAGCACGTTCCTCGAATGTGAACGGGTTTTTATAGGTACGTGGTTGACTGGCACTGCCAACTACAATAACTAGTTTTTGGCAAAGGGCGGTAGCACGTTTTACAATCTCTAAGTGAGCATTGTGGAATGGTTGAAAGCGTCCAATAAGGACCAGGGTATCGTATTTTTTTGACATCTTAAACTCCTTAAGATAGGTGTCGGATCAGCGTCTATCGCTTCTCTCATCTATTTATACTTAGTATAGCAGGCCTGATATTTTTTGTCAAGTCTTTTTTACCCATTTACTTGCTGGATATGGGAAATCCTCTGTCTCGATTACAAAGAATTTATGGCGACCTTTGGGGGTTTCCTCTTTGTACTCTTTTTGACAAAAATCTCGCCAACCTTCAGCATCTTCACGGCGTTGAAAGCCGCGGCTCTCCACTTGCCACTTGACTTTTTTAGCACAATGACTAAGGGTATTTGTTCTCATTACTAAAAACATATTACCACTTCACTTCGGTGTACATACTGACAAATTGGCGTTCTTCGTAGACGAATCCCACAGTGTAGCCATCCGCTTCCAGGAGACGGCAGGCCTCTTGCCATTCACTTGTAGCACTGTACCCTTGGTTAGCCCAGAACTCACCGTGGAGATCGACGGAGCGGCGTTTGGCCTCGGCTGCCGCACGAATGAGGCCGTATACTGTCTCGACACGTTCTGGGACTGTTGGGCCAGCAAGTTCACGGGCTTCGGCCGCTGTAATTTTTGTAGTCATTTTGGTTTCCTTTTCCTTCATTTTACGATATGAAACATAGTATTCACCGGTGTGTTCGTTCTTGAGGCTAGCCACCTTGATTTTGGCCTCTGCCTCAGTCTCACATTTACCCGCTACTCGTTCAGTAGAGTAGCCGCGGCCACCAGGTGCTGGTGAGAAGAAACGTTCTACGATGACTTCATACATTTTCGTTCTCCTTAGCGAGGGCCAGGTTCACGTGAGCGACCTGGCTCGAACCATTCACTATAGACCGGGGTTACTGGGACATAACCACGACTATCACGAACTGCTACAATCTCTTCCTCGAGAATAGTACGTTTTGCTTCATATTCATCGCGGAGTTTGGACAATTCTGCTTTGATGACTTTGATATTCCGCATTTCGTTCTCCTTATCTACTATGACTATAGTATAGCAGGATTGGAATTTATTGTCAAATCACCAGGTGACACGAATATATGGATGCTTTTCAATGCGAGATGGTTCATCCAAACTACCTAAGCCGCCGCCGATTGTGACCTCACGTTGCTCGATTTTGAAACTGTAACCCAGTCGTTCTAATTCTTTTTTGATTAAACGTTGTATCGGAGTGAAGTCAGGATTTCGATAGGAAATTTCTACGACTTCAAACTCTTTGTGATATGGCAATGAGTCAAAAAGCCACAATTCAGTCTTGCCTAGACCTGCCGCTTCCTCAATCTTCTCACCAATCTGCTCTAAACGTTTTTCCATTCTAGCCGAACTTTGTTCGACTAGTTCACGTGCTTGTCTTGCGTTAATCATACTGTTCTACTCCTCAACATTACTAATAGGAATTCATCTTCATCTACAATGCCGATGCCAACATGGTCCCTTCTATTCTTTACGTAGTACACCCTGTCACCGTCTTGTGCCCACACTCGCTCTGATTCTCGAACCATGACAGAACATCTGGTGCTTTTGAACAGGGCGTGTATATCTTCACAGTTATGAGCGACAAAGTATCTGCCCAATCTTGGGTCGGTGACACACTCCGCTAACTCAAAGTAGAAGTTCATCTTTAGATTGCCGAGGCAAAAATAACTTGTGGCTCACACGCCTCTACATCAGCAAGGATACGCTTGAGTTCGGCGATGTTGATTCGCAAAAACTCAATAGTAGCACGACGGGCCATTACTTGACCTTCTGTCAAAAATTCTTCCGAGTAGGGGTTGTTCGGATTCAATCCTTCCAGCATCTTCTCTTTACCAGCGATTGTACGACGAAGGTTCTCTGCTACGGTTTGAATGTTCATTTTGCTTCCTTAAATACTTTACGGAATTCTTCGTATGTGAATGTCTTGTTACGCCAAAAATTGCCCGCCGGGTTAAGTACTTTTACAGTAGTCCCATCGACTTCAATCCACAAGTCCCCATGTTGTCTCGGAGCATTTGGAATGCAATATGTTTCAGTCATTTTGATTCCTTTAGATACTTGTCACTACAAGATAAACTACCAGCACAAAGTTGGCGGCGACTAGCGAGTACATAATGCGCTCGGCTACTTTGAGCATACCAGACCAATCTGCTTCTACTTCTGGGATAAGATTTATCTTGCTCATTTTGTGCCTCGCAATTCTTGTTTCAACCATGTGAGATTAGTACTAGACAATACCTGTGTGCCATCAAGAAAAGCACGATACACTGCCTGCGCACCGCCAACGTGCTTCTCGATTGTCCACTGTTTGTATTTGATTGTTTCTTTCAGCATGGCAATTCCTTACTTGTGAAGACGGTCGATTTCAGCATCAATTTTCATTTGGCGTTCGATAGCACGAGAAACTGTCCAACTGTAAATCATCATACCAATAGAACCGATCACCAACCAAACAAGTGCCGCGACAGCGATAAACTTGACGATGGTAATCAGGAAGGTAGGGATAGCAAAGGTGGTCATTTCAACGTACATTAGATTTCCAATCTCAGTGTCAATACAAGTATTGTATCAGGTATTCCATTTATTGTCAAACTTTCACGAAACGACCCTTAGTATCACGCACCTTGTTTTGATACACGCCACGATAGCCCTGGCTACGCTCTTGCCAGATAGCAATGTCACGTCCCTCACGCTTGAACCGTTCGTAGATGAAACCACACGCTTCGCCCAAATTGTCGGTGGCCAGCAGGATTTCGGCATCGTCATCGTGGCCCATTTTGTACTCGGGGTTCAGGTAAACACACACGTATTCCTTGACTTGGGGGAATTCCGCCCTGTACCAGTCGTAGCTGGTGAAATCGTTATTAGCGATTTGGCGGGCTTTCCAGTCTTGGTACGTCATGTCTTATTCCTTCAAACTATGGATATAGTATAACTGGAATTCCATTTATTGTCAAACAGGAGACAAAAAAATACCACCCGAAGGTGGTATAAAAAGTTTGTACTTTTATTCGTAGTTGCCAGGCGCTTGTGGCCAGTTGAACTTAGGAGCTACCTGTGTCAGCGTCGGGATGGCGCTTGGAGGGACTCCACCGTAGTTTTGGGCAGGTACGTTCTTCACGCTCTGGTCCCACTGACGTTGCTCATATGAGCCGGTGTCTTGGGTAGCGTTCCACCGTTCTACAAACTCAGCCTCTGCTTTTTGCTCTGGTGATACATAGGTATTACCGTTAGCATTAGCTTGAACTGGCTTGGTAAACTCCACTTCGTCGTCTGGATTTACACCAACTTCACCAATAACTTCGTAGCGACAAGCACGACCCTTAGCATCATTGTAGTCAGACGGAATACTTACAACGTCACGTGGATTGATTTTAACAATCACGGTACGAGCACCGCCGAAGTGACTCAAGTAAGAGTGTGAGCAGAAGTGTAAGCCCGCCGAACAAGTGTTGTTACGGTTATCGTCCACTTCGTTACGCTCCATCTCTACGATGTTACCTACACTATTATCCATAGTGCCAGAGTGACAATCAAGGTAGTCCTCACGTACTTTTTTGTAAGCCAAGAAGCAACCATCAGGTGTGATTGGCAGGTTGTTCTTTTCTAAGAAGCCATACAATTCATTGACCGCTTGACGAGAGGGGTTACCCATCAAGTTCTCCATGAAGTTGACCATTGGCTCAATAGGGAAACCCTCTTGAAGCATGGCGATCATACGAGTAGCCAGAGAAGAGTGAAGTTCTTTATCTTTCCAGAACAAGGTCTCACCTTTGATAGCAACATGACCTCGACCGTAGTTCAACACCATCTTACGAGGTTCGATGATATCCTTGACTGTTTCCCAGTCACCGGCTTTGATAGCCTCTTTTACCCGCTCATAGGTGATATGGGTCTTAGAGATTGTGTGCGGCTGGTTGCCGATGATTACGGTAATGTTGTTACCTTGAATCAGAAACGGATAGCTCATTTTAAATTCCTTTTACTTTGTCGATAGCGTTGATATACTCGGCTACCGCTTCATCAGTAGCACTCCACTTACTAATAGAACCCAACAGAGGGTAACGTTGTTTTACTTTTGACAGTTGATCCTTGTACTTAGCGATTTCAGCAGTTGGCTCAACATTTGTAGTTGTGCTAACTTTGTACTCACGACACAAGTATTCCAAACTGTGCTGAACAGAACTGTCGATGTCTTTAACCTTGTTGAACTCACGGTACAACACGGCATAATGACTATCGGCATTCAGGTCAGTAATGATACTAGTATACACGAAGTATGAGTTGAAGTCAATAGCTTGTTTAACCAATTCCATCACGCTAGTATTACCCAACTTAGTCAATTCAGCCACAACGAATGTGTCCAAGTTGACCCAGTTCTTTTGCTCATTGACCCAGTCCATATCGCCCTTACGAACGCCATACACCTTATCAGTATGAACTTTGGCAGCCTTCAGGTGAGTTTGAAGTTGCTTGATATCCTCGACCACGCCGAGAGATTGATAACCACTCAGCGGCAAGTAGTAGTAAGTCTTGTTGCTGTCGAACGAATCGGCAGTACCAGCATCAGCCCAGACCATGTCAGTGTTGCGATTGTAGTAACCACGGCTACGCTCTTCGAGGTGAAGAATAGTCACGTTCTTACCCAACTTGCTGGTCAGGCGCTCTTTACAATCAAGTGTGCTAGCCATCAATACACGGTCAGCGGGCGGATTGTAAATACTTGCCAAGAACTCAGCTTGCTTAACAGGCTTAGTACGGTCGTATGGCTCAATCACATACACCTTCTCGGTGTAGGTAGTACCAATGTTCTTTTTGCGCCAGTGATACTTACTACGCTCAAGTGCGCCGATCTTAGTATCGTTGAACACAAAGAATACATCACCATCAACACGGATACGCCACTCAGTGTGGTATGCTTGTGTCACTCGGTCATGTACACCGTCTGCTTTGTAGTTAGAGCAGGCTTGAGCATGGCGGCTACGTGAGAACGCACGAATAACAATGTTGTACTCGGTCTTCAGGTCTTCTGTATTCAACTTGAAAGTGTGAAGGGCGTCCCAACGTGAGTTAGTGCCTTTGTTGAACAAGGGGAAGTCAGTGTCGGTAACATATTTGTCAACAGCGGCTTTCCACAAGTACTGGTCACGCTTCTTGCTCAAGTACAGGGCACGTTCCCACAAGTTTTCAATCTTGTCAGCATCTTCGGTAATAAAGGTTGCTAGGTGGGCGTTGAGCGTTTCGAGCTTACGCTTGATTGACTCAATCGTTTGTGGAATGTAAGACAGGCCTTCACGTGATGCTTGGAAGTCCAATTCACCGATGGCGAACTCCATTACGAGGCTACATTGTAGCAAGCCTGCTACTTCACCAAGTTGTTCGGCGTTAGGCACTTCGATGGGGTAAGCAATGTTACCCATGATAGCGTAACTACGATTGCCACCAGTACCGTGATGAACACCAGGAATGATGCTTTCGGTTTCGTATTGTGGGTCCTCGAACTCAAAGCCTTGAGAGCCAGTGATAGTGGGCCGACGGGTGAAGTATTTATAAACTGAACGTGCTTCGTCACGGAACTTAGAGAAGTCGTAACGCTCAGTAACGGCAAACTTTACTTCAACGCCGTTGGCTTCGTCAGTTGCTTCCTCAAACATAAGAGCGATTGAAGGCACACCACTGTCGTTGATAAAGGCAGTATAGATTCCCTTACGGCCATCTTTAATGGCAGTCACGGTAAAGTTATCAGTATATGAGAATGGTGACTTAGAACCCAAGCCCAGAGCACCAATGAACTCATTAGAGGCAGTCTTGGTGGACTCGAAATATGTAGTATAGATTTGAGTCACTTGATCGTGTGACAAACCCGTACCGAAGTCACGAATAGAGAAGTGAGGCTCAAGTGCGGTCGGCAAGTGAACTTCATAAGGTCGATCTTGTGTGCCTGCGGCTACTTGAGCGTCGATAGCATTACAAGACAATTCACGAATGATGGCACGAATCTTGTTGGCATACAAGCCACTTGACAAGATAGAGAATGCCTTAGCAGAGTTACGGATACGGAACTCGCCAATCTCGCCAACGTTGGAGAGAGTTGCTTCGTTCTGAGGCGCGTTTGTGAGAATCATTTAGCTTCCTTGATTAACGGTATTCTTTGAGCAATTTGCGTAGGGCGGCTACTGTCATATTGTAGCGAACAGCGAGGGTTGACAATGGAGTGCCTTCGGCATACTCCTGGAAAAGTTTATCGTTCATTGTCTTTCCTTATCAGTGTCAATACAAGTATTGTAGCAGGAGATCCATTTATTGTCAAATTACTTCTTGGTCGTGATAGTCGCCTTGAACATCATACCACACAACAGGTTGATACCCCAGGCTTGAAGCCAGGTGACTTCTTTGAGGATAGTCACAGCATCAACCAGACAGCCGTTCCACAGCATATAAACTGGCCAAGATAGCAAGAAGCTATACCCAACAACAATAGCGACGGCACCGACGATAGCAAATACAGTATTCATTTTAAATTTCCTTTTTGATAAGAAGGGCGATACCCATTAGGATGATGGGACTGAACATAATACAAAGGTTTACAATGGCTGAATTCATTTAGCACTCTCCTCTTCCAGTTGTTTTGCAATACGTGCCATGACATCGGTCAGAGGTTCGTAGCCATAACTTTCGTAGGTTTGAACGAACCAAGTAGCAACACCATTGACATTACGAAGAATGTATTCATATTCCTCATACTGGTGGTTGCGCTCGTATTCAGCGAAGTCTTTAAATGTGTTGACATGGAGGTCTTCACCGCGGTCACGGCAGTAGAAAGTAGTCATGTGCTTGTGGTCTCGCTCGTGTTGATCGTGGGCGGCAGTACCATAAGAATGAGGATTAGAGAAAGGATGCTTGATGCCAATTTCCGAACTCAAGGAGCTAATCGAACCAAGGTTAATCAGTTGCTGGAGCTTGAATGGATCGCTCCACTTTTCCAAAAGAATCTTACCATTATGATTGATGTAACCATCCCAGTGTGAATATACTTGTTGAACAGTGCCGTCGGCGAATTCAAGGGCGATGGTAGAGCGAGTTGCCATGTTTAGTTCCTTATCAGTTTCAATAGGATTATTGTATCAGGTTATTGATTTATTGTCAAATTACAGGCCGAGGGCTTCACGCTCTTCGGGGGTGAAAAGCTCCTGAGCCTTACGCTTGGCGTTCTCACGAACCTCACGCTTACGGCGTTCCTCGGCCTGTGCTTCCTCTAGGGCATCCAGCTCCCATTCAAGTTCCTGTAAGACAGATTGAGTGTCTTCGTTGTAAGAATACGACAGAGAGTATTCATTAGCAAATCGGGCAGTAGCGTTGGTTTTAACGACGAACAGGCCTTCCATAACCTTGAGTTCAGTGTTGTATTGGTTGTTAAGGCGTTCCAGTACAGCCATCAAGCGGACTGGATATGCCACTCGCTCTGCTTCACGGGCGACCTTCAATTCTGCTTCCATTCGCTCAAGGCGTTGTGCTTTAGTCTCTCGTGCCATTTTGTTGCTCCGTATCAGTTTCAATATGGATATTGTAGCAGGTATTCCATTTATTGTCAATTCCTGCTACTGTTGTAATTACAACACTACCTCACGTTGGTAGTCACGTACACGGAAATGATCCGGTACCACCACTTCTTCGTAGTTTACATAGTCACTACACATTTCCTCTAGAGACAGACCACAATGAATGGCCTCGGCCTCTACCTGCTTGAGAAACTTCTTACCCTTAGCAAACTTAATCAAGTCAGTATACGAGTTGAACCACTTGATGGTCTTGGTCGTATAGTTTTGATAGCCAGCGTTACTATAAGCAATCACCGAGCGATTAAACTTATAGGTTGTTAAGTCAGTTTCAGAATCAGGAGCGATAGAGGCACTTTCAAAGGCGTATTCAATTTGATCCATCGGTACATTAAATGTAGTATAACCACGAACCAACATATCATAGTAGCCCTGTGATGGTACACGTTCTGGGTGTCCAGGTGTCATGTAATACATCCATGCTTGATATGTAGTGCCGTTTGCTTCCACTGTAACCATCTTACGGTCATAGTAGTAAGGATAGCCTTCTCTCATATCAAGAGCGGCAAGCGCGGCGTCATCGATTTCCCACAACACCCCGAAAGTGTTTACGCCATCTTTTGGATAAACGTCAGCGTGAAGAGCGAAGCGAAAAGCGTGGTCACGAACTAAGCCACGGCCAAGAGCCAGAGGCATACCAGTTCGCATCATCATTTGTTCTGGATCGGTGTTCATTCCGTATCCAAAGTACAAGTGTTTAGTCATAAAATTCTCCTTTTAGAAAGTGTTTAAGATAGGGTTATGGAGTGCGATTAACTCACGCTCACGTTGATAAGCGGCTTTGCGGCCGCGAATCTGCTCCACGAATCCGTACTCAAACGCTTGGGAGCGATAGCGTCTAATACTCTCACAAAGTGCCCATTGCTTGTCCTCAGCTAGGGCTCGTTGAACGTGCTTTTGAACACGACGGTGAAGAGTCTTTTGTACTGTGCTGTTTTTCACTGTAATACCGATGTACTGCTCACCAGTCACCATGTTAGTGATGACGTAGATAAGATAGTTACGGTCAGAACGGCGTTTACGTTGTGTTTTCAGCATACAAGTATTATAGCAGATATGCCATTTATTGTCAAGTATACTAAAGTATTAACGCTTGTAGTGTACAGGAC